ACTTAACAAACACCGATAAATTAGAAGGGTCTGATATAAATAATGATGTGGTTAAAAAAGTTCCACTTGCTGTTGATGTCCATCTTGTAGCATTTTCAAATCCATCGGGAGATGTACTATCGTTAGATGAAATTGTAGAATAATAATTTATCCATTGACTTGCATCAAAATACTCACTTTGCGTTACAAGATTCGTTCTTTGAGGCTCAAGTAAAAGAGAAGGACACGAAGCACCACCACTATAATCTAATCTCGGTAAGTCCTCTAATATACCTGCTTGTGCAGTAGATGCTCCTGTCTCAATGTAGTCAGTAGCAACCAAGCCTTGCTCTAATTGAGCGTCTTGGATGTAGATGTAGTTTCCTGCGGATACACTTACACCCCCATCACTTGGAGCTGCATATATTGTAGCACCCGTGTGAGTGCCTTGAGCGGTAATTGAACATCTATACCATCCATTTCCGATTGATTCAATTTTAGAATCAATAACATTTATTTCAGTACCAACCGCACCATTAGTTAAATCAAACCAAGCATAAGAGGCGGTACCACCACCACATTGAACAATGACATAATCATAACTTCCTGCTTTAGCGTAGACACTACAAGACTTTATTGATGTAAGTGATGCGGCATTTGAAATATAAGCACTTCCGCCAATTGCAGTTGCTTCTAATTTCCAAGCGTCACTTGTACCATCATATCCCGATTGCCCACTCGTTAGTGTTGCATTGTTTTTTGTCCAAGTAGTATCAAACTGATTTGATTGCAGCAAGAGATTCTCTCTACCCTTCTCAATAAGACCATTAACATCTACCCTTGTAGCAGCAAGATTTGAACCCCTACTAAATGTGAAGTTACCCTCTGAAGGTGTACTACCATCAGTACCATCATTGTTTCCCGTAGCATCGGGGTGGATTATCTCGTTGCCTAAAGGCTTTACAGTATCAAGTCTGCCATCCTTAACCAAGGACGGAACCATTATTAGACTCGCTAAATCTTTTAAGCTGCTCATAGTATAGCGTTTAATTCTGTTTCAACACAAGATAAAGATTCTACTGTACCACCATCAGCACTTACTCTAATGTCGTAGTTAGCAGAATATAGTCTTGCATCAGTAATATCTGGTAAGCCATTTAAAGCCGTCTGTACACACGCAGGAGCTTCAAAGGTAAGTCCGTTAGCATTAGCGTAAGTTGTTAGCGTAGCGGTGCTTGTATCGCTTAATAGCTCTGATTCTTCTAATGAGTACCAAGCCTGTAGTCCACTCTCTTCAGAGGTGGCTAAAGCATCGTACCCTTTCCACATCACGGAATTAATCTCATCGCTTGAAAGTGCGCGGTTCCATATCCCGACGTTGGCGAGGTTACCTTTGTAAGCAGCACTACCAGCCGAGAAACTTTGCTTTCCTATTAAAAGATGTTCTGTTAAAGTAGTTCCTCTTCCGTCAAGAGTACCCGTTGCGCTGACATTATCAACTAAAGAGCCATTGAGATACAGCTTAAGGTTAGCCCCGTCGTAAGTTAAATTCACATAGGCCCATTCATTTATGGGGACTGATGATACGTTTCTTGATTTATCTCCACCAGTTAAAGAGATGTTATAATGAAATTCATTGTAATTACTAAACCCAAACCAAAAAATAATTGAATTAGCATTGTCCCACATTGTTAGAACAGACTTATAGCCGCTACTGGTTTGTTGATTAGCCCAAGCCCCAAACGTGAAAGCGTTGGTTATTCCTAAATCGTTAGCGATATGCTTTTCGCCTATATCAATATAATCACTCGTCCCGTTGAATTCGGCCGAAGCATCAACAGGAAAAGTTAATTTAGGAGGGGTTAAGAATCTATTTGCCATAACAAGTCCATCCTTTACATAGGTTAATAGTGTATTGCCCTTTGAAAGGACAGTATTTAGTAGTCCTAACATAGTTCATTACAGTGCTTTATAAGCCAATACCTTGCCCGATACGCAAGTTAATGCATCACCCACTTGTGTTGTAGTAGTCACTACAGCACCTTCAATCGCTTGGATAGCACGGAAGCTCTCACCCGCAACAGAAGCCTCACCAGCATCTAATAAACGGAACCCGTAATCTCCTGTAGCCGATTGATAGAAGTTTCCTTCTTTAACAATTGTTTCGTAAGCCATAATATATTATATAATTTTAATCGTGTAATTGTAAGAAGAATACCAATCCTTCTCCCTCTATTGAATTTACAACAGAACCGCTATAACCACCTCTTACATATAGGTAGTTCTTCTCTGTAGAAGGAGTCGTTACCGCATCCTTCATATATCCCGTTCCGCCGCTAATTAAGTAACCCATTAATCAAAAATGGTTTGGTCGCTAAACACCGCTTTATCATTGATTGCTAAAGAAGCAATACCACTTTCAGTATTTAGTGTTATGTTGACGTAAGACTTCTCTGATACTCCTGTACCACTATTAGCCTCGTAACTCATCGTTAAGCCATCCATCCATCCACTGATAGTCACAGTGTCGTTGTTGTGTAAAAGAACGCAGCAGATGTCCTCTCTGCGGCTCATAAGGTCTATTTGATTTACCTTATTATCTACAGCAGGAGCTTGGATAGTAATATCAGTAGCAACAACACCCAATCCATTAGAGGTGTTTTTGTTCTCTGTAAAAGTTGTAGTACCGTCCTTTGGGTTATGCTCAAAGGTTACGGTGTTTAATGTGTCTACTTGTGTTACCTGTGTCTCATCAATAGGGTCAAAGGTAATCGTCAAGTCTTTTTGTAATAATAGGACAGCTTTCTTGATACCACCCGTAACTCGTTTGTTGCAGTTAATATCAATATCGCTTAATAAGATGCTACAGTTGAAAGCCATATATTTTTAAATAAAAAGGGGCGAGGTTTTCGCCTCACCCCCCTTGTGTTAATTTACAAGATTGCTATTATACAGTAATGCTATCAAATAGTGAATCAGTAATTGAATAAGACAATCCAGCTTCCTCACCTGTTAGGGTTAGTTGGAAACGGTTCTTTTCAGAACGACCAGTTCCAGAGTTACCATCAATGGTAGAAACATATAGACCGAAATCTAAACCACATACGTGGTGAGTTCCAGCAGCAGTCTTAACGAAAGCTACTAATTCTGGTGCGCCATTAGACATTTGGTCTAAAGCAGTGATACGAGCAGCATCCATCTTTGGAAATTCTGCGGAGATAGTTGGAACAGTAGAGAAAGTTCCGTCAGCGTTAGCGGTCTTAACTTCAGAGAATACAGAGAATCCGTCTTTCAAGTTGAAAGAGAATTGAACTACATCAGAAGCAGCACCACTAACAGCAGATATTACACGAGTAGAATCATCTTTGGTAGTGATAGCAGCAATAGCAGCAGCACGTGAAGCCACGTGAAGTTCTACAATACCACCAATACCTAAATCATCACATCCGTAAGTGATATCAGCAAGAGTTACAGAGCAAGGCATATTATTTTTTTTTTAAGTAAGGGAAGGGCCGAAGCCCTTTCCCTAATTATTATTATGCGAAGTTTTTAGCGTAGACAATCTCTTCACCTTTCAAGTAAGAGAAACCTAACTTGAACTGACCCCAGATTTTATCAGAAGACAATTCAGCTTCGTACTTCATATCAATTGCGCGAACGTCATTGTACTCATCAGTCAACATCACGATGTTCTGTGCAGCAGCAATCATAAATTCGTTAGCAGGCATAGATGGGAAGTGAATAACTTCCATACCGTAGTAGTTCGGTACACCACCTTCTACAACACCTTGTGGAGTAGTAGTGTAAAGACCAGCGATAGCGATTTGGTAGTGTTGCATAGCAGCAGTTCCCAAGAAGATAGCAGGTTTGAAATCACGGTCAGCGTCTCCGTAAACAGCAGCCAACATAACGTCACTCATTGTTTCGTAAGCACCTTCTAATTTGTCAAGGATGTTAGCAGAAGTTAATACAGCATCAGTATCGTAGTCCAATACAGCAGCATCAGCAGCCATTTCAGTAGTCAATGCAGTACCTGCAACAGTCAATGCTTTTTCAGCAGACAATTTTGCGAAGTAGTCAAATACCCAGTCTTTAAAGTCAGCATCCATAGTTTCTGGATTGTTCTGACCTTTCTTCAAAAGAAGACCACGGTAAGAAGACTCAAGAGCGTTTTTACAGTTTAAGAAAGACCACTTGTAAGTAGTTACAGTCATTTCTTTTTCACCGATTGTAGCAGCAGAGTTGCCGTCAAATACACAAAGGTCTGAACCGAAAGATAATGTAGCGTCAAAGATTGG